GCTTTCTAAGAGATCTCCTTTTTAGGCGATCCAAGCTGTTATCAAGGCCAAGGAAGCTATTTCCACTCGGCGTTTCCCGGTCTACCCGGTTTCCTTTGTATGTGATATGTACTTTTTCCCACGCTTCCAGCGTTGTGATTTTTTGTGCTGCTGCTTGGTCAAGCAGACGCTTGGCATAGACCCAAGGATACTTTGCCTGATGGCGCATCGCTTCTTTCAGCGCGGCCACCACTAAAGCATCCTCTACACCTGCTTCCCGCAGGCCCCGGAATTCTGAGGCCATATAAGGCGTGAGCATCTTATCGCATCCAGCCCAGACCCAGTAGGATTCCGGCTTTCCGTCGGGCGGGCCAGTTGATGTCTCCTGCTGTTCGTCTGCATCCTCTGATTCTTCGGCAGGTTCAAAACCC